TGATTGTACAGGTCGGGATTGTACTGCATCAGCGCCGCAGCGCCTTCCGCAGACAAGTCATTCCGTTTGGCCTGCGAGTACAGGTCTTTCAGATTGCCGTTGACGTAATCCTGCGCCTTCTGCTTCGCGGCAAGGTCGCCAAGTGCAAGCGTGGTCTTTTTGCCTTCAATGATGGCGGCATCGGTCGGCGTAGAGCCTTTGATGTAGTCCTGTTCAGGGCCGAGCATTCCGGCGAGTGCGAGTGCCATTTCAGCCTCCGAGGTGAAGGAATTGCATTACATTTTTGGCGTTTTTGGCTACATCATCAACCAAACCCTGATACTGCTGACCCTGCGCCAGATTGTAGTCTGCCGACACTTTGCCAGTACCCAATGCCAAGCCGGACAGGTCAGCCGCCTTCTGTAGCGCCAAGTCGCCGCGCTGCTGATTGATGCCGAGGATGTCCTTGCCCTTGCTCACATCCCATTGTGACGTATCGCCGTAGTTCAGCGCCTGATTCAGTCCTTCGCCGCGCTGCTGCGTAGCGTTCGACAGTTGCCCGGTCGCCTGCATGCCCGTTTGCGCCATCTGTTGCAGTCGGCCTATCCATTGGTCAAAACCCTGCGATGCCACGCCTTGTGCGCGATCCTGGAGGGCTGCAAGTTGGTTAGCGCCGAGCCGGTTGCCAGTCGCTGCGGCTGACCGTTTCGCGGCCTCGGTCGCTTGCTGCATCTTGAACTGGAATTCGGGGGTTTGCGAATACTTGGCGACCTGTGTCTGAAATGCGGCAGGGTCGTTCAGCAGTGCGTCAAGATTCTGGTAGGCGTTCAGGCCCGGAGCCATCCACGGTGCCCACAGGTCTTGCTGCGCTCCATAGGTCTGGTTCGTCGTGTCGGCCATTTTACCGGCCACGTCATGGCGTTGCTGAGAGCCGGTCTGATAGCCAGCCTCCAGCGCCTTCTGGCCCGTATCCAGCGCGTTTCCGGCCTGATCGTAGCCGTAATTCGTGATGCTGGTCGCCTCTTGCAGCGCCTGCATGCGTGCGTTCTTGGCCTTGCGGTTCGCTGATGCGCCGAGCAAACCTTTTCCGATGTCCCCGACTAATCCGAGTCCGCTCATTTGACCACCCACCCCGTAGTGTTGCCACTACCTAACGTGTTAAACCAGAGAGTCGAAACGCCTGCCGCACTTTGCACATACAAGCACGATGCGTTCGCTTTGATGGTGTTATTCGGTACACCCGGCCCGGTGAGGGGGAGGCCATTCGCCACGTCGAGGAGGAACTGATACCACGTCTGTTTGTCGCGGTCGTTCAACGACATGAATGTAACATAATCCGGCGCTCGCATCACGTGCCCCCGATCTCATACGCGAAGTCTTCCTCGAGCAGATCCCGCCGCCCGTTGCTGGAAATGGACAACTCGAACACGTAATCCCGAGCGCTGCCCATGTTCCACCAGATAGCGCGGATTTCACCATGTCCGGCCTTGCCAATCGTAATCTTCTGCGGGTTGCCGAATGACAGCCCCTTGTCCGTTGAATAGCGCAAATTGGCCTCATGCGTGACGTTTTGCGGCACTTGTCCGGATGGGAAGACCAGTTCCAGCCGGTTGGCGCTAATCAGCTTGTTTCCGGCCGCATAGACGCCTGAAACGCGCCGCGCCACCCAGTACGAATCGTATTCCTGATAGCAGAGCCGGTCGAGCGAGCCGATCTTGTTGCTTTGCGAGTCGCCAACCAGATTCAGCCCGAACGCTTGCTCGTAGCACGATGCCCGCCAGTAGCCAAGTCCGTAGGATTCGCGGTTATGCCATGCGTTTTCCTCGGGGTCGTACACAAACGTCCGGCCCTGAGTCGGCAGGGTCAGCGTGTAGAACCAATGGCCGTCAATGTTCTGCATGAAGGCGAACGCATCGCCCACGCCGCCATGCATGGCGGCTTGCGTCAGTTCCTTGGCTTGTGCATCCGTGCTGATGTTCTTGGGGGTATAGCCCTGCATCCAGTACACGTTGTTGTCGTCGCCCAGGAAGAACACGCCAATCTGTGTGGACACAACCGACCGATAAGCCGCCGTGCCACGCAATGAGGACGCGCCCTGATTCGGCACGAACGGAACGCCGGTTACCTGCCCGTTGTTGTACCAAGGCTCAATGGTGCGGTCGCCGAACAGCCAGACGTTGCGGGTATCGGACACGGTTGCGGCAATCACGTCGCCGCGCAGGGTTGCAAAGTCGAAGTTGATAGCCGGATACGACAGCGCGTCATCAATGTCTGACACAAAAAACTGGTCTGTCCCCTCCCGCGCAAAGACCAGATACCCGTCCATGTAGCAGCCGGAGCGGGTCGGGTAGAAATTGGGGTCAGCGATGATGGTGAACAGGCTTGTGACCTCATCCCATACGTACCCGTTGAACCCGTTCACGATGACGACTTGCGTCAGGTTGGCGACGATGGCCGGTTGTGCGCCTTCAAGCAGCGTACCGAGCAGCACCGACGAGCCGTCTTGCCGCAGTTCGTAAAACTCCACGCCGGATACCACATAGATGCGTTCGTTGTGGTTGTAAATCGCCTTGATAGGCCCGCTGCCAACTTGCGCAAACAAGCGTGTCCCGGGCGCACCAATCAGCGCCTTTGCGCCCCGTGCGCCTTGCGGCTGGCTCTCAATGTACCAGTTGACAGTTTCCTGTCGGGATAGCGCCAGATCGTCGTCTTTGCCGCTGCTGCCGATGAACATTAGCCCGCCACTCCAAACTTGATGGATGCCTTTCCTGCGGTTGCGTTACGCATGACGGTGAACGATTGCTCGGCCAGCCCGTCAAGATACTGCTGCCGTCCGGCATCAATACGCACCTCTCGGCCCATGCGAGCCGCCAAGCCACAGCGCAAGGCTTCGTAGGCTTCGGGCGGGAAGTCCATGGAATTGATGCCCGCATCAATATCCTGATACCGCCGCTCATAGCTGTAGCCAATCGCCCAATTTGCATATCCGGTCGTTGGCCAGACATACACATCCGTCCACGTAATGCGCGGCTGATGGTAAATCCACAGCGGCACGGATTGCGTGGACTTGTTCGGAATGCGCTCGTAATCAAACTTGCCGCAAATCTTCATCGGAACCTGAACGCTGGACGTACCCGGCGTCAGGTCAACACGACGCGCCTCGATGATGCGCAACGGCATCCATGCGAGGGTAGTGAACCCGACGACAATAGCCCCGGATGTGGCGCTATACGGCACGGATGCGGCAGACGTGGTGCCGACGGTGTACAGCGTGACATTCTGACCGGCGACAGCGTGAACCGTGAACCACTCCAGACCGTTCGCATCGCTGGCAATGCCGATGTAGTCGCCCGCCACAAATGTCACGGCATCGGTCAGCGTGATGGCGGACGCACCGACAGCAACATCCGCCGCCAGTGAGTTCTGCCGGTAATCGGATTCAAGGCAGGCATAGGCGGACGGCACACCGGCATTGACTACGGGAACCTGAAACAGCGCCTGTCCGAATGATGGAAACAGGATGCCGCGCTCAATACCCCACAGCCGGACGCCCGTGTTTTCCCAATGGCGCATCATGATGTTGAGGTTTTGCTGCGCGATGTTGTACATCTCGGAGTTGACCGACTGCCCGATGCCGAGGACGCCAGCCAGACGCATGGCGGCCTCCATCAACTCGGTGCCGTTTAGCGAGAAATTGGTACTGTTCGAGGTAGGCATTTACGGCTCCGCTGCATTGTTGTAGCCAACCGGAGCCGTAAGCGTCAGTTCCGAGGTCAGCAAAATGGTAATGTCCATACCGGTCGGGCCGGTGCCGAATTGATAGCCGAAACGGTTGGCCAGCGGATTCTTGGTCAGCGCCGTCAGGTCGTGGCTTACATCGCCCGGTGTCACAATGCCCCATGTACTGGCGTCCGCATCAAAGAACAGGATGAACTGGTCGCCCGTCAGCAGGTTGCCAAGCAGCTGCATGCCGGAAAATGGCGGGTCAATCGCGCCCCCCAAGAATACGCCGGTCGGGTCAACACCGAGCGCTTGAGCGACAATCAGGTACGTGTAGGGCGGGTAGTCGTCAGCCATCAGGATGAGGCTGGACGTGTTCACGTCGCCGGTAATCTGGAATGCGAAGAACCATTTCCCGGCTGAATACTGCTCAGCGCCGATACCCTGCACAGTCGTTGCCACCGTTGCACCAGATATGGCCAGTGTCCGGTCTGCATTGCTCAGCGTCAACACCCCATCACCGCCCACCACTGCCGCATCAATGAACGTCTGCGCGGTATGCGGCAGATAGGTCTGATAATAGGTAAACGTAGCAGTTCCGGTATGGCCCTGCGTGTCGGTTACATCCATCCGCAGCGTGTGATTGCCGCCAGACATGGTCAGCGTGACGTTTATCCCGCTTGCAACCAGAACACCGTCCACATACCAATCACAACCGGCAAGAGGAGCGTCAAAGCAAATGGTGGCGCCAGCCGATAGCTCGCTGGTTCCATAGCCTGGGAATGGTGTTGCGGACACGACTTCATAGTTGACGACAAAATACACGTAGGCCGGTTCAGGGACGAACGTAGCCGGGGAAATTGGGCGGGCATCAGGCCATGCGGCCATGTCCTCGCGGATGTCCGGCGGGATTTCCTGCGGATTGCGCGGATCACCGTCGGACGAAAGGAAACCATAGCCGTCAATGGAACATTGGGAGCGCATTTTCAGCACTCCCGATATATCATCGACGACAATGAAGTCGCGGTCATAAACCCGATGCGCTCGTTTGCACTTCGGCACGTCACGCATCGTGATTACCCCGCAGCAGGTACAGCCAGATCAATCCGGATTGCGCCGGATGTCCACGAATCAATGCGCAGCCGCGTCCCGGTTTCCCGGTTGGCGAACACGCATTCTTGGAACGGCAGCGCCGATGTTACCCTGGTGAACCAGTCAAACAATCCGGACGAAAACAGCGTGTTATCCGCAATGTTTGCATAGGTGCCCTCAATGGCAACCGACGCCGTACCCGCCAGCGCAACCGCCACCGTGGACGGCGAGACAAAGCCGACACGGTTGGGCAGATGCTTCCACGGCCCGTAACCCACGTTCAGATGCCCGACAGATACGGCAGCAGCAGCCGCATCGGTCGTGATGCTGGTGATGCGCGAGGCAATCACGGTCGTGGTCTTGGTGGTCGCGTTCGGCCCGGTGGTGGTCACGCTAAGCGCGTTTCCTTCTGCGCTCAGGTAGTTGATGGTGAAGTTGACGCCAGACAGGTTGTTGACCGAGGTCAATGTGATTGTCCACGCCAATTCGGACGGGAAACCGTTTGCGCCATAAGTGCCGGACAGAGACAGCGAACCGGCACCGACCAGCGTCTGCAATGCGGCAATTGTGGCAGCACCAGCGGCTTCCGGGGTGTACGCATAGTGACGCAGGCGCATGGCTTAGTCTCCGCGTGCCGAAATGGTCAGCACCAACTCAATGACGGCAGTCGTCCAGTCAGCAGAGCCGAGCGTGTAGGTAATATCCTTGCTTTGGATATTCACCACAGGCCGAGCGCCGATGAAATCGCCAGCCGCAGCAACGGTCTGCGCATTCAAAAACGCCGTATTCGCGCCGGTATAGCCGACAGACAGTGTCTTGGTTGCGCCAACCGATTCGGCAGTGATGACGTTGATGTAGGCGTCCATCGTGCCGACGAACTTGGTAGGCCATCCTTGCAACGTGGATGTGGTGATGGTTTGCACCGCACCGCTGGCCACAATGGGAATAGGGATGACGAACTGCTTGATGTAGGGCAGCGAGGAAACCGGCGCACCAGCAGCAGTGGTCGGATTCTTCTTGTTGCCAAGCCCTACGCCCTTGTTCAGGATTGTGTGATGTGCACCAGCCATATAAACCTCCAAAGGTAGCGGGGGCTTGCGCCCCCTATGGCATTACAGGCCGGGAGAACCGTACACGCAACGCACGTCGATAACGTCGAAGGCGTAACGCTCATAGGCCAGGAACTTGGCGTTGAACGTGTCCACATCCTTGTCCTGATCGAAGTTCAGCGCGGCGCGTTCCTGATAAATCAGGCCCATGCTGCCCGGAATGTCGGTCGTGATGAAGAACGCATCCGAGTCGGTCAGGAACGGGTTTTCGACCACATTCTTGATCGTGCCGTTGGTCACAAGCGCGTTGATGGCGTTGTTGGCAGTCTCGGCCTGACGGTCGGACTTGGTCAGTCGCAGCGCCTGGTGCTTCAGCGCGGGCGGCACAACCAAAGCCTTGGTCATCAGCGGGTCGAGGTTGCCGCGTTCATCACGGTTCGCCATCACATTGGCGTAGATGGTTTCCAGCGCCAGTTCAGACAGGTCGATACCGGCCGCGAGGCGGTTCGAGTACGTGCCGCCGCCCTTGCGGACGTGGGTCGTGCTGAACAGAGGCTGGCCGTCCAGATAGGTCGGAGCCGCTGCATAACCGTTGTTGAAAATGTTGGCAGACTGAATCTGTTTCGACAGATACATCGAGCGAGACAGTTGCTTCGTCTTGTCGAAAATCTGCTCGTACAGGCAGTCTTGGATGGCCTCCATCGTCACTTGCATGCCGAGCGCAATCACCACGTTGGTGGTACGGCGCACGAAGCCTTGCTGCATGTCGCTGTAGACAACCGGAGAACCTTCGGCCTTGGCTTGCGCCACGCCCATGCCGACCATGCCCATGCGCTCTTCGTACTGCTTGTCGGAGCTGACTTGGGTGAAGATTTGAAGGTGATATTGCGTCTTGTCGGTTTGTTCGGTGTTGAAGATTTCCTTCAAACCGGGACGCAAACTCTTCGGAAAACTACCGCTGGTAATGATAGCCATTGATCATTCCCCCTTAAGTAGTGGCTTTGTATTGGTGAACGTTGAACGTCACCAGCCATTGAGTGTTCGTCCCGCCGACAGCAGCATTGCTCGGGTCTTGCGAGCGTTGTTGCAGACGGAACATCCCGGGGGCACCAGTCAGAGCGCCGGAGCCGATTTGCATGCCGCTGGTGCCGGTCACGGTATCGACCGAACCCACAGCAACATCAACCGGAGTGCCGAGACGCGACAAGGCCAGCGTTGCAGCGCCCGCATTGTCTTCCTGGCCAACCAGCACGATGTTGGGGTCATAGTTGACGAGGGCATAGCGCTCAGTGCTGGCGGTGCGATAGGTCTGCTCAAGGTACGACGGGTCAGCAACAAAGCCGACAACCACGCCAACCGGGACATCATTGATGCCGGTAATGCGGGCGCAGTCAGGGATACCGTTGGCGTCACCGGACGAACCGGCTTTCACGATGTCGAAAATGGCGGTTGCGGTGCCATTCGACGCGGGGATATGGAACAGCTTCGTCATGCCGGTGTTGTAGACAAGGTCGTTTACCGGGATGAAGCCGCGAGATACATAGGCCATTTAAGCCACCTCTCACAGATACGAGTCTTCGATGTGAACCCGTCCTGCTTTCGAGGCGTGCGTCTGGTTTCCGGCATCGTCTCGCGCATAGAAATCGGGATCGGCTTTTTGCTTCGCAAAAACTGCACCGGCCAACTCGTCGGCCCTTTTGTGTTTCAGTTCTTGGTCAGCCTGATACCACTCGTTCGGAATGATCATCAGGTAAAGCGTCACAGAATCGTTTCCCGATTTCGCAACCCGGCTATCTGTGCCGTTCGCGGTGACGTTGTCGGAATAGTTAGTTCCGTCCTTCGTAACAAAAGAATACCCCGCTTTCAGGGCCATTTCAAGGCGGCCCGGGATATTGGCAAACCAGTGGCCATGATAGCCGTCCGGAACGAGGTCGGTATTCAGCATCTGGCGTTGTTCCTGGAACGGAATACGCTCAGGCATCCGGCCAGTATCATGCTCATCAGCCGACCTGCGGGACTGACGACCACCAGCGCGGCCCACTTCTCCACGTGTTTTTGTGCGGGTTGCGCCTTCGATTGCGCCGGTTTCTTCAGGGGTCAATGCGGACATAAGTCACCTATCAAGAGAGGGTGTCACGGAGAAATGCTTGCTTCTGCGCCTCGGTGCGCGTACCGGCACGGAGCCACGCCTCGTAAAACTGCCGGTCTTGCGGGGACAGGTCAGCAGCAGACGGGCTTTTCGGTGCCGGTCGCTCGGTAGCGCGTGGCGATGCGTCAGGGGATTTCAGGCGAGCGCCGTAGGACTTCAGGATGGGATGTCGTCGCTCCATTTCGGACTTCACGAACGCGAGCGAGTCGGCCACGGAGCAACCGGGGAACATCTTGGTGTAGCGGGATTCGAGGTCAACGGCTTCCTTCTTGTACTCCGGCGCGGCCTTGTCGAACCATGCATTCTCCTGCTTCCACTTGCTTGCCACTTCAGCAACACGCTCGGGCGGTTCCTCATAGACCTGCTCGGATTCAGGCTGCGCATCGGCAGCAGGCTCCGGCTTGATGAGCTTGTCCCGTGCGGCAATCAGTTGCTCATGCCGGTCGAAATCCTGATCCGCCACAGCCTGCCGGATGCCTTGTTCAATCTCGGACAGTTTGCGCTGCTGGCTTTCCTGCTTCAGTTCGCTGATGCCGGAATGCATCTGTTTTTCAAGCTGCTCCTGACGGTGACGCAGCGACTTCAGGTCTTTGCCGCGCTTGCTGATCTCGTCCGCCATCTCGCGCATGCGCAAAAAGGTCTTGGCGGATACCCACTCCTTGCCGTCGCTGTTCTGCTCGTATGTTTCCTTGTCCGGATTCCAGCCCAATGCGCGGGCGCGGTCTTCCGGTGTCGGCTCGGATGATGCGGGAGAATCCGGTTCGGCAGCAGCCTCTACGGTGTCGGCTTTCGGGACTTCAGGAACGGGAGCGGGGGATGGTGTTGCGGTAGGTGTGTCGGTGACGGCATCGGCTTTACCCGTATATGCCGCCAGTTGCGCATCGAAAATATCGTCGGACATGGTGCACCTTTACGCCATAACGCGTTAGTGATAAATTGCTCTCGCAGTTCACCACCCCAAGGCGCACTTGCACAGCCCGACCTCCGACAGTCGGGCTTTTTTATGGCTATTCGCGCATCACCATCAGAATGTCCTCGTCGTTCAGGATGACCAACTTCTCCGCGCCTTCCTTCAGGATGCGACTGCCGCAATGCTGCCCAAAGATGACGCGATCACCCGGCTTGCACCACAGGTCAGACTTGCCGTCACGTGTCTTCTGGCTGGCAAGGTTGTAGCACTGCTCGCCCACTTGCAGCACGGTGCCGGATATGTTGGCATTGGCCTCGCGCTTCAGGGCTTCCTCGGGGATGTGAATCAGCGAGGACAGTTTCTCGTACTCGGTTTCGTCGCGCTCAACCAACACACGCGGGCCGGTAATGGCCCATTGTTCAGCAAATACGCTACTTTTGGCGTTATCAGTCATTGCCGCTACCCCTAACTAAAAACCGGTGTTTTTGGACTTTCGCTGATGTATTCAGCCAAATCACTATCGTAAAAGACCTCGCGTGACGGAAAAATCGCCGCACGCCAATACAGCATGTAAACTCCCGTTACCTCCATGTGTGCGGTCGGCTCGCAACGCATTACGACAAAGTTCATGCCGCACGCCGACAAACCAGCAAGCCATCCAGCAAAAACACCAGAAATGAAATTTTCATCAGCGCATGGAAAGAAATGCCGCGCCATTTCGGCTTCTGGCTTTCGAGTAATAGCATAAGCCACAATTGATTCATGACCGCGATCCGTCCATACGCATGCGAAATTGCCGTCAAGAAACTTGGCTATCAGTTCGTTTGTGCGGGCTCTGGATAGCTTTATTGGTTCTATCATCACGCACCCCCATCATTCAGCAATGCATCCACAATCGGCCCGGTTACGTCCTCAGAGCTAGTCACGGAAGCATGCGGCCAGTAATCGGTGATCGTCTCACTGGCAGGCAGCACGGCCACCACATTGGCGGTTTCGTGGTCGATATGGCGCAGCAGGTATCCGCCCTCCGCTATGGCTTTCACCGGCAGCAGGAAGTCGCATTTCGGGACGGTGAAATGGTATTTGATCAGCATTGGTCGGCTCCGACTTGGTCTGCGGCATCACTCCGGCAAAGGACTTCCTTCAATCCCCGCAATGTCGCCACCGCCTGCATTGCTTCCGCTTGACCCTTGCGCCGCATCAATTCGGGCAGCGATTGCGTCACCGGCAGGGTTGCTAATTCCAGATTGTTCAGGCTGTCCGCTTGGCGCTTCAGCACCGCCAGGAACGCCTGCGTTATCGGGTCTTTCACCCATTGTTGGTATTCCGCCAGGTTGAACTTCGGAGGGTTCTCCGGATTCTGGCTGTTGATGTTCGGCTGATTCGCCGGGTTCGGACTGGTCATCTTCAATTTCCCCTATGGTGGGCATTGCTGGCGGCATATGTTGCAGCAGCAGTTCGTTACGCTTAAAGCCGTTTTCATCTTCAAGCGCCATCGTTTCAGCCATGATTTTAGCAGCATTGGCGCGATCAAGCATCAACCGGCTTTCCATTTCCGCCAGACGGATTTTTGCCTCCATCAGACGGGTTTCCCTGTCCATGGCGTCGGCGTGTGACTTGTTCGTGGCTTCCTGCTGCTTCAGCACCTCCTGATGCTGTTGCATGGCCTTCGATTGCGCCTCTGCTTGAGCCTGCACCGCCTTCATCTGGCTGTCACCAGCTGCAATCTGCTGCGCTTCCTCGTCGCTATAGCCGAGTTCGACAAGGTATGACTGCATGATGACAGGCGACTGAATACCGGCTTGCATCGCCGCTTGCGCCCGCATCAGCCGCTCAACGCGAGTCGAGAACATCGGGTCAGCCACCGGCACTATGTCGCAGTTGGTCAGGTCGAAGTCTTCCTGAACACTGGCCCGCTCGTCCAGGATACGCGTGTATTGGTCGTCGTTCAGGTAGGACGAGTTCAGCCGGAACAGCACGGCCAGTTCACGGGACAGCGATGCGTTGATGCGTTTCAGCACGACACGCTGACCGACCTTGCCCTGTTCGATAATGGCCAGCACGGACGTGGCAGGCATGTTTGCCGGTACGCCTTCGCCTGACATGATTTCGCCGGTCTGTCCGATGCGGTTGATAGTGTCGCCCATCGTGGTAAACACGGAAAACGTGGCGGATGACGGCTGATTGACCGGCAGCGCAAAGATTGACTTCTGGATATCCTCAGTGCTGAATCCGGCGTCCACAATCTTGAACTCGCCCGGCTCGAAGTCCTCAACGCCGTCATCACGGAAAACGCCGGAGCGAATCAGGCCGGATGACAAGTTAATCTTCGTTCCGGCATCCTGGATCTGGTTGATGGCAGTATTTCGCGCCTTGCTCAGGTCTTTGATGATGTGACCAAGACCCATGCCCAATGCTGAGCCGTCCGGAGCGGGGAAATAGCTGTATGACGTGATGTACTCCACCGGCTCAATGCCGATGACAGTGCGGTCGTTCACGTCATTGCGGTTGAACTTGAACTGGATGCTATTGATGTCATAGCGCGGGACAACGGACAGCAGCGTCCAGTTTTCTTTGCAGAAGGTCAGGATGTACGGCTCAGCATAGCCATCCTTATCCACGTCCCACCATGTGTGCATCTGGACGATGGAATACTTCGGGTCTTCGGTCGTGCCTTCGTCCGGCTGGATGTCCGTCTTGCGCCATACGCCTGCGGCAATGTTGGCGGCATACATGTTCTGGTTGATCTTGTAGTCCAGTGAGATTCGTCGATTCCAGTCGGGATTGTTTGGCGTATTATCCACCGTCACCATGTCCGGCATCAGCAACGTGTCAGTCGGACGGCCCAACTGTTCGTCCCACATCGTCACCTTGAACGCATGGCCGACGATCGGCAGGATGAGCAGCAGCTTGTCGAAGTTCTCCGTCCATTCCTGCATTTGCTCGGTCAATTGCCAGTTCAGGTATTTGCATACCCGTTCGCCGCGCTGACGCTTCTTGTCATCCTGCTTGCCAACCTGACGCGCCTGACAGACCTTGCCGTCTTTCACGTACTCGGGGAAGGTGCGGGCATTGAACGACATGGCGGCATAGATGAGGTCAGGCATCTGGATGTCAGCCTGCCACTTCTTGATGTACTGGCTGCGCGTCTTGTCCTTCAGTCGGGCGATTTCCAGCAACTTCTTGGCATCGTCGCGCCATTCCTGACACGATGCGTAGTCCTTCTCGTACAGTGCCTGGCAATCAGACTGCATCTTCTGGATGTCGGCATCGTCCATATCGTCGGCAATGACGGTATCAGGCTTCAGCAGTTCCAGAATCTTGGCTTCGGACAGTGTCCCGGTGTACTCGGTCATCTCAATACCCTGTTGCCCCACCGGGGCGCTGGCGTTCAACTCGGCGGCGCTCGGTGTCAATGTCCGAGGCCGGGCGCATATTCGGTACGGCAAATGTTAGCACGAAAGCGTCAGCCCTATCAGGTGAGCGTCCGAACGCTTTTTTATACTCCTTTTTGTCCTGCATCAACAATACGCCGTCGCGGTAACTGTAGCGGAGGGATGATGTTTGACTCTTGAACTCAGGATCACGGGCAATCGAACAGCCGCCTTCCTCAAGATAATCTCGGGCCGCCCGCCACATCTGGCCGCGCAGGTTGTAATTCAGTCCGTCAGCAAGCCGTTTTCCCGTGTGCACGCCATAGATGACTTTGCGGTACTTGCCGTTGCGCAACTGGTCGTAAGCAGACGTGCCGGGGCCGTCCAACTCGATGACGATGCCGTTTATCATGCCGCCTGTTGCTTCCAGCTTGTGACAGACATCTTCAATCAGTCCGGCCAGTTGTATGCCGTCCAGTTGCCGTCTGCTAATCTGCGGGATGTTCAGCCGTCCGCGTCGGCAGTGAATCACGGATTCGTCGTCGCCCATGTGCGCAGCGTCAACCGCCACAATCCATCCGCATAGTTGCTTCGGGATGTCAGCCGGGCCGAGATTCATGGCGCGTTCAACGATGTCGCCGGGAATGAAGTTATCCGCCGACGATGCGTTGTAGTCAATCTCGACCTCTTGCGCCAGGATAACCGGGTCAAGCGTCTCAGCCTGCTTCCGATACCAGGTGTCATCCTTGCGCGGATCGTCGCGCCAATGGAAGGTGAAAATCGGAATCTTGCCGCCCATGCGCTTGCGGTAGAACGGATTGCCGTTGCCGTTCGGGGTGGACACGTCAATCTTGCAGTTAGAGGTCTGGCTCAATGCGGCATCAATGGCGTCTGGACGCTCATAGAAGGCGCTTTCGTCTTTGAAGTAGATAGACGCCCGATTGCCGCGCCCGATGTTGTCTCCGGCCTCCCCGACGATGCTGGCCCCGTTCTCCGGGTTCAGGATGCGCATGTGTGGCGCGTGCTTGCTGCTGTTCCAGCCTTTTGGCCTGAACTCAATCGGCATCAGGTCAATGAAGGCGCGAGCTTTCCAAAACAGGGATTTCGGGTCGCCCAACTTGTCTACGTATTCCTCTTTGCGGCTACCGAACCCGATCACCGTTCCCGGATAATAGCGCCACATCCAGACAGCGAACGCCACGCACAGCCACGATACGCCCATGTCGCGGGACTTCTCGGCCAGACCATCTTCACGCGACTGCCAGCGGACGTAAAGCCATTCGATGAACTCGGCCTGCTTTGGGAACAACAGGAACGGCATCTGCGTCGGCAATCCAACCTCAGCAGCGCGGGGATCAAACGTGGTTCCCCAGTCGTTGATAAAGGCAACCGGATGCGTCTTGTAGTATTCGTGCAATCCCTCAAGCATTCCCGGCGTACTGCGGATGGTGTTTAGCCGCTTGGCGCGTTCGCGGTAAATGGGCGCGTAGTCGGGGTTGAGGAAGTCGAAGGTCATTTTTTGCGGACGATGATATTTTTTGGATGCACATCTAATCCGCCAGAAGAAAAATACGGCGGGTCTTGGTATGGGTACAAATCAGGGTCTCTGTACTCCATCGCATCATAATCCCTGGGTAAAATATTAAGCCTATTTTGAACCATCCGCGCTTCCACCTCTCCAAGAAGATTCTTATATGCGTTCTCTACGCTGGTTGCCCTGCCCTCTCGCAGCAACCATCGAAGACTATCATCTGGCGACCCCCCCTCCTCAAATCCTTCTCTTTTCTGGATCGCATGCTGTATTTCATGAAGCAGTATGCTTTCGTTTCTGTAGTCAGGATTAACTCCTATTTCCTCCTTTCCTGGTTGGTAGGCATAATATGCGGCGGTTTTTTCTGCATCCTCACGCACAGGAATGTTTTTCAATTCAGGATACGCATCAAACAAGGCGGGATGCTCAATGACATCAGAAAGCGTTCCGGTTCTTCCGGTAATTCTGGCGCTTCTATCGTCTATCTCAAAACGCCATTTTCCATCCGGAGCTTTTAACCATCCAGTCTTTTGCCATATGTTTTCAGGCGATTCCCCTGACTCAAACAATGATTTTGCCCTATTAAGAGCATTCAGATCCGCCGTTCTTGCCATCGTTCCAGCAAACACACCCTCTTGCCTTCCCATTCCCTCAGCGCGCTGCCCAAGCCTTGGCGCAAAATTCTCCACACGATCCAGCGCCCCAGACACTGCTCGGCCCGCCCGCAATGCAGGCTTTACCCCTGCGGCCACCCCAATCGCAGCCGGAACCGTCTGCAATACCGCGCCCGCAGTCGGCGAGTATTGACCGGCAATATCAACTCCCTTCTGCCACGTCTTGACGGGCGCTGATTGCACAATCCGGTTTACGGCACTGCCTAGCGCCTGCTGATACATCTTTCCCGCATCGGTGCGCGGCTGGTACGTCATGGCGTCACGAATGGCATTAACTACGCCTGACGCATCATGGCCACCTGTTGCCGCATGATACATGGCGGCAATACCTGCTACCGGCTCAGCGACAGCGCCCGTAACCATAGGCAATGCGTTCTCAAGCAATCCCACATCGTTGTTTTTCAGGTCGGTAAAGAATTGCCTGTCCATAACTACTCCGGCAGCTTGCCGCCATTAAGCATCAGTTTGTAGGCTTCGTCAGGGGGGAGGGATGCGTGGATGATAGGGTTGTCGGATTGCCCGCCAAGGTCAAGCGCGGTGCGGTCGCCGTATTTCTTCGGGGCAACACGGGCGGTTTCCCACTTGATGTTGTCGCACAACAGACGGGCGCGGCCTACATCCTCGACGGTTTCAGCGATGTTTTGCAAATCCTCAACGCGAGCCTCAGCGTACTCCTCGCGTGCGCGTGCGTGCATGTCTGACAAGCCTTCGCGGTCAATGGCCAAATACCATTCACTGCGGTTTATCCCCAACTCACGACAAGACTGCACGACAGGCTTACCGGCACTCAATAGCGCCAAGATGTTAATCGCAGCCTCTCGCGATACAGCCATTATTTCCCCCCACCCACCTTGTTATCGCCCCACCGCTTCAGCCACTCGCTCAGCGTATCCACGCCGATGAATCCCATGGCCACGCCGAAAAACACAGCCATGTCATCACTCATGCCGACATAGACCAGCGCGGGACGGATGGCGACAGTCGCGAGCGCCAGCAGGACGCCCTCGATCAATCGGGCGGGCCAGCGTTTGCGACCGTAGTAGATGCTCCGGGCAATGGCGGTGACAAATGTCAGCAGCGGGGCCACGGCTGCGCGGCCGATCTCGTCAAATGCGCCGCCCATGTCGTTGAGCCTCAATTTTTGGGATCTGCTGTGATCATGGTATGCCCCGCAATCAGACCGGCAATCGGCAGCAGGATGGCGGCGTATTGCGGCTGCACCTGGGCGGCAATCGTCAGCGCCAATGCGATGCCGTTACGCGTTGACGGCTCTTTTAGACGGTCTGCGATATAGCTCATACCTCACCCCCAACAACCATCCAGTCCTTAGCAAGGATGTCTGTCTGACTGGCAAGCCAAGGAACAAAACAACCATCAGCGGTTTTCATGCCAATCCATGGCAACAGGTGCGGATTGAACGGGTTCGCCCCCATGTGATCCAGCAGGCCCGGCGCAATTTCGTATTCCGACGCACGCACCAGCTTTAACCACATGCCCTTCCCATTCCATCCAGCCCGACAAACGCGTTGCCCATCCTCAAGCAATGCGATTGCTGTTCCAAGTGACAGGTTATATGCGTATGGCTCAGGGGTAATTGCTTGTTCGTTCATACCGGACACTCCCGGATCGTGATTGTGGCAGGTTCGTGCCGCGCTTCCGCAGCGTGAAGGTATTGGATAATCCGATCAACCACCGGAGCGCATAGACCGATGCGGTCGGAGTTGAAACGGGTACGGCCAACCAGGATGCACCCTTCCGTGTCGTCGGCATCGTTGCCGCCGTGAATGCGTACACCGGAAAAGTTCGGGACGTTTGACAACAACGGGAGCGGCTTCTGGAAGTGATTGCTGAACGTGACAGACAAGCCGTATGTTCCGGCAGGTATCGCAGTACGCCCGGCCACTTTCGGCCCACTGCGCACCACGTCTTCGAGCGTGTACCCGAGAAACACGTCGCCGCCGTCCTGTTGCAGATACAACCGGCCCGGCGTGGATTTGGCTGTTGATGCGTCGCGCAATACGTAAAAATGCATGCCGACCTCGTGAAGAAAAAACCCGGCCTTAACCGGGAAGGGGATGCTGCGAGTTTAGCGCACAGTTGCGGATGGTTCAACCGGGCGATTTCTGACCTCATGCCGACACACAAAACCCGACGAACGGCATAAATACCCATTGACGCTATCGGACGTCCGTTATATGATGCCATCATCAAGACGCAATACAGCGTCAGTTAAGGGGAACAACATGAACACATTCACAGCCGGTAAGACCTACAAGTGCCGCAGCATCTGCGACAGCGATATGTTTTTCAGCATCAAAGTAATTTCGCGCACAGCCAAAACGCTTGTTGTTGACACCGACATGGAGAAAGGCAAGAAGCTGCGCGTTTTCGATCTTGGCGGAATTGAGGCTGTGCGCCCGATGGGTAATTACAGTATGTGTCCGGTTATCCGCGCCGCCTAACCAACCCGCCGCATCCAACCGATGCGGCATCACTTGAAGGGGAATGACATGTCACTTGTCAAACGATCAAAATCGTCAGTTTATTTGTCGCCGAAAACAACAGCAAAGGAACTTGTTGACGGCTTAAACGTGCTTATTCCGGAGACATTGGGAATGGCCGGAGAGTCTGCACTGTCTTTTGTTTTGATGAATCAGAGCGAAGATAGGGATTCGGCGCTGATGCTTAACGCCAAAGCCAATTTGATGAAAAGCCTTGTGTATTACCTTTCAGGCCAAAACACCGAAGAGGGAATGGATGGCAATTTTTCTATTGACGACTACCTGTGAGCCAGAAACATGCCACGCACTCCCGCCCATCGCTCCGCCGACCTCCGCTACGCTGCGAAGGTCATTCGCTCGCCGCAGGTCAAGTTCCGCGCCGACAATCCCGCCGACATGGAACTTGTCGCCCGAATCCGCGCTATGCCGTGCTTTTCGTCGTGGCTTCGGGATCGTCTGGCGGAGGCTCCGGCTTCCACGGATTCCCGCTAGCCAAGAACCTGCACCCGCACATCGCCACGGGACAGACATCCAGCCCCGGGCATGGCGGCTCAATCCCTGACGGCGGCAGGTATTCTGGCGTCAGTTCAAAATCGGTCGGCATGTCACCCTCGCAAAGTACCATTTCCGGCCTGCTATCCGGTCGTTGAGATGCTTGTACATGTCCGCCGTAAAGTCTGTCGGCATCGCCTTCTTTGCCTCGAACTTCACCACGTCCTCGCGTATCGCGTCGCCGTCCTCGTACCGGATGACTGCCGATACCTTCCAGTTGCGCGGCTTGGTGCAGTATTTCGCGCATCCGTTCTCATGCCGGATGCTTCCCTCGATGCCGTCCGGTTTGACGGTGAACGCGGCAAAGGGTTGCTGCTGTAGTGGTTTCATAGTTCCTCCCGCTCCCAACCCATTCTCGGGCCGCCCTGTTTCGGCCAGACCACAACCAACGGGAATGGGAACTTTTCCGCGCAAACCCGCAGCTTGACCTTGGCGTCATCCTCCGCCCGATACCCGCCTGCACTGTTCCGCGCCTTGACCTCGTGTATCTCAATCCGGCCATCCGAGTACAGCACCATAAAATCCGGGTAGTAGTGACATTTCGCCGCCACCTTCAGCCCGACACACTCAAACCACCACAAAGCCACTTCTCCGGCGATTTGAGCGGCTTTCAGGTGTTCGGCGTAGGATGACTCGGTTTTGTTCATTTCCCTGGCTTTAAGACGCCCTAGAGCGCGATTACGGGCATGTCCTGTTGCTGTGCGCTGGTGTGATTTGTGGAAATTGTTCATGCCACCACCTCCCCAAGCCGTTCCCGCAATGTTGCCTCGCACCGCCGCAGACTGGACAGGCCGCCGCAGGTTAGCGCCAGATAGCAATCCGCCTCCCACAATTCCGGTGTTGCGCGAATGATCTTGGCAGCAGCCCGGCGCCCGTATTCGTGGATACCGGCTTCGAACAGCTTGTGCTTGATCTCATCCCGCACGTACCAAAGCGCCTTTTGCAAATCTTGCTCGGGATTTCCCTTGTCGCGATGCCGGAAAATGTACTTGAATGCGTTCCCTCGGTTGAACGACAGAAACCGCGTGACCTCGATAGCCTGGACGCCCGAAGCGTGGCCGGTGTAATGCTCCGGATTGTTTACAGGGTCGTTCATGGTTGCGCCACTCCCCAATGATGAATCTTGACTTGTCCCGACAGATACCGCTCCATTGTGTCCGCCATGCCGACACCAGTCCGGTAGCTGTACTGCTTGACCGTCGAATAGCTCAGGCCGTGCGTCCGGCAGTGCTGCGATACGGATGCTGTGACACCGCGAAACGTGACATGCTTGCACGGAACTTTGGTTATCCCGTTCCGCTTGTACATGCAAATTACCGCTTGGTGCGTCATGCCCGCAATCACGGCCATAACCTCCCACTTGCTGCCACCATCCCGCATCAGGTCATCCAGGACTTGCTGAATCGTCTTGCCGGTTCGTAGCGCCTCGCGTTGTTCCCACGTGCTTCTGCCTGTTCTCATTTCCCCTCACCTCTCGTTGTTATCCGCTCAAAAATAACCTTGTCCGCATACGCCCGATGCGCCGCCGGATCTTCCGCCGCACGTCGCCGCATCGACTCCCGCGTCGTCTCCGGCACATCCGGACACAGGCGCAGGTCGTCAATGCTGCAATTTCGGCACGCGACCAAATGGCGGTGTAGTTCGCTCATGCCGCCACCCCTTCCGGCTTCCAGATGCAATCAGCCCATGACGTGACGGTGTTGGCGTCGTCGTCGCGGATGGGGCGGAGGTCGCGGAAATCAACAGCCCACGGCCTGCCGTCTGGCAGAGGATCATCATCAATCATCACAAGATGGTCGCAGCGATATCGAGGATTTTCGGCATGCCCAGACACGACACCAGTCCATCCAATATGCTTTTTGTCCATCTCGCCGCTACCATCAATCAAAACAACCCGCGTCCCCACCGGATACCTGTTCATCACGCACCCCCAAAGTGCTCGCTAATCAACTCAATCGTCCTCGCCTTCACTTCCGGAAACCACATTTTGTCGCTCATGTGCCGCAGCAGTTGCCAGACGTGCGCCTCGTCGGGGATTGCAATATCGTAGAAATCACGCACGCCATTCCCAAACACCAGATACCCATCATCAATTTTGACAGTAGTCATTCCCATGCTCCCAGTTCATAGAATCGGAAGGTTGCGCCATCGTAGCCAACAGGCACCGCGCCACACGCGCCATTCCGATTTTTTGTGATGAGGATTTCCGCCTTCCCGATATGCTCGACGGTCGGATTATCCTCGTACTTTTCCTGACGATGAACCATCATAATCAGGTCAGCATCCTGCGCAATCGCGCCAGACTCCCGCAGGTCGCCATTCGTCGGACGGCGCTTTGCTCGCTCCACGTCCTTGGTCAGTTGGCTTATCGCGATAAACGGCATGTTGAAATCCATTGCCATGCGCTTGATGTCGCGACTGATGCCGGTCAGCTCAAGATTGCGGTTATTCGGATTCCCTTTGTTGGCGTCCATCAGCTGGATGTAGTCCACCACCGCCATGCTTACGCCCCCATGCTCACGCACAATCCGGCGTAGCAATCCGCGCATCCTGGCCGGAGTCAATCCAGACGCATCGCAAACAATCAGGTTCTTGGTTTGCATATTCCGCATGGCAACCGTCATCTTCACGGAATCCTCGGATGACAAAGTCCCGCGCTTAATTGATGCGTAGTGCAGCAGCGATTCAGCGGACACCATGCGCCGCCCAATATCAATCGCAGGCATCTCCATCGAAAACACAACGATCGGGTATGGCGTGCGCTGAACCGCGTATTGCACCAGCGCCATGGCAAATGTCGTCTTTCCCATGCTTGGCGGCGCAGCCACGACAACCATGCTGGCGGCCTGCAATCCGTCAATCTTGTCATCCAGCGATGGCAATCCCGTACTGATGCCACTGATTCCCGGATTCGATGCCGACCGCACAAAGTCGTCGTACACGTTGCGCATCAGTTCCACGCCATCCACCACCGGCAAATCGTTGCCAAGGTTGCCGCTGATAACTCCCGACAATATGCCGTCAGCCTCGCTTAGCAGTTCGTTGACATTGCGTCCGGCGTGACCCTCAACCAACTCAGCAATGCGGCTAGATGCGTCGATCAGGTTACGCAGGACGGAGTATTCACGCACCCGGGACGCATGGCCGATTACCGCCGTCCGGCTTCCGTATCCGCCGTTAACAATCCCGGCAATCAGCGCGTCGGGTTCAGGGAATCCAATATCCCGCAAATGCCCGGCAACCTGCACCAAGTCAAACGGACGCGATAAACGCTTCAGGTCGTTGATTGCGCCCCATACAGCGCGGTATTCGGGAACGGTAAAATCATCCGCACCAAGCATCCCGCCCACGTCATCCAGCAAGGCGTTGGTTTCAATGATGCTGGCCAGGATGAACTGCTCGGCTGATGGTGATTCAAGTCTTGCCGTAGTCATTTCAGATTCTTCCCTGCTTCGATTGCAATGGCCAATTCTTCCGGCGTCATCATGCGCTTAGGGTCTGGCCTCCAGTATTCGGGTTTCTTCTCCGTAACCGGCTGCGGCTGTTGCTCAACCGGCTTCGGGTTCAACAGGCACTTTTGCGCCCACTTGACCAAGTACATGCACCATTGCGATTCCGTCCG